TGGGTCTTTTTAACCGCTTCGCGATTGTATGCCCTAAATGGTACTTGTTTAATTTTCATCTTGTTTCTTTGATGCGCCAAAATAGAATGATACTACCATAGTCACAATGGATGTTACCCCACCCGCAATGGTAAAATAAATGTCCTTTTGATCCGTTGGAAAATCCCAAAAGATAATTGAAAACAATATGGCATAACTCAATGCCAAAATTGATATGGCTACAATGCCAGTGATGTTTGTCTTAAAATTGTTCATCCTTGTCCAAAATTAAATAGTAATGTTGAAATATGATTTATACAACGATTCTGCCAGTTCGGGAGTTGTAGCCCATCCAATAACTTTTTTCTTTCCATCAATTCTTGCTCGTACATAATAATGATTCTTTTTATTAGTTGGATCAAAGTATACGCATGATGGTAAATTCCTTTTGTTGTTAATGACCATTTCCTTATTAATACCATTTTCCCTTGTTGTCACTTCTCTCAAATTTTCAATTCTATCATCTGATGAAATGCGATTAATGTGGTCTATGTTTTTTGTAGAAAATTTATTAAACATTGCATATACAACTCGGCTTCTTGCCAACATTTTTCCACAACAAGTTACAAAATGGCGATTCAATTTATAATCAAAATATCCCGCTTCTTTGCCAATTACGGTTTTGTTCGATATTTTTTTCTTCCAATACAACTTGCCATTGTCGTATGTGAAAATTTCATTGAAATCAATGTTTACCATTATCCTTGCCCCCTTGAAATCTTTTTTGACTTATGTTTATTGATGTGCTTGGTGTGTCTGCCCAACTTCTTCTTGGGTTTCACACGAAATGTCGATACATTACTTTTGATTGCCATTATTTGATTCCGTTTAATCGCATCATGTTTGCAATGGATGCGGTGTCCATACCTACCAAAGAAGTATCAACGCCCATGAACATCATCGTGGTTGCCATTGCTTCAATCTTTGATTCTGCCTTTGCCACTTCTTTTTCCAATGCCTTCTTTTCTTCCACCTTTGCCTCAACCATCTTTGCATTCATCGTTTGAGCCATTTTGGTGACTTCTCCCGCACTTTGAATGTTTTTTGATACCTTGTTAAGCAACGCGTCTATTTCGTCAATCTGAGGGCTTTGTTTCGCGTGGGCAATTGTGAACACATAACCAGTGATAAACAATGCGCTAAATACGATTAAAAGATTTTTCATAGTTTTTTCATTGTTTGCATGATGCGTATTTCGGTCATCGTTGCCGCCAAACACGAATCCGACTTTTTAAGGGCGTATGTGAGTTTGTCAATCTTGGCATCCAAAACCTCTATCTTTTGGTTTGCCTTTTCGATTTGTTCTTTATAGCCCGAACGAAGGTCCAAATACAAATACCCAACAGCCACAAGCATACAAAAAGAAACGGCAGCAATCGGGTTTTTGCGGAATTGCTCAAACGAAACGGGAAGGGCATTGGGTTTTACTTTCGGTGTTGTCATCTTATGCTATAGGTGGAAAAGGCGGTGGTGGTGGTGGAATGTATTCGGCTTCGGGTAAATCTAAAACCCAAGCGTATTCACTTGCTTCAACTTCGGGTTTGTCCTCATCGGAAAGGAATAAAAACCAAACGCCGTTTATATCTTGAACGCAATTAAAAAATTGATAAGGGGTATAATACTGCCCTTGTACCTGTGTGTACTCTGATTCCGAAAGTGTATATCCTATTGACATAATTTGTTATACTTGACGTGAAAGTGTTGTTTGGAAAGTTTGTACGGCGGTGTAGAAATTAGATGCTTGGGTGTCGGTTAAGCCGTCCCCGATATGACAAAACGCATAATTTTTATTTGCAAAACTTGATGTTGTATTCCTTGCTCCCAAAATAAAATTTGTAGTTGTTTGTCCAGCGGTTGGAGTTGCGACTGTAAGTATAGATGTATTATTTTTAAATATTTTATATGTAGCATTAATTATCCTTGTATTCAAAGTAAACCCCACAGCGGTTATCCCTGTTGCTGAGGTTAACCCAGTATTATTACCAACAAAAGGTGCACCACCAGCATAAGCAGCAATTATTAATGAGAAAAAAGTTGCTCCAGTATCTTCTGAATTTAAATCCCAACCCGTTGAAGATGGATTATCTCTTATATATACACTAAATGATTGTGATGTTTGTGCTAAATTGCCTGTTGGAACTAAATTAGTGTCCATATAAGCACTCGTTCCGTTAGGCGTTACCCCCGTACTCGCAAAAGTCCATCCACTCGAAAAAGTACCCGTAAATGAACTGCTCTTTAAGTTCTGCGCACACGCTGCCGCACTTGCACCGACCATTGGATAGATGGCTTTCATACTTGACCAGATACCCGCACTTTTCATATCAAGTACAAGTTGATTGGTTGCGTTCTTTTCGGTGGTGGTAAGCGAGCCACCCGCAGTGGTAACGCGGTCAAAAAATGCTTGAGCATCGGGGTCAAAGCCACCGCCAGAAGAAACGATGGTTCTTCCGCCAACCCTTACACCAACTCCAACGCCAAACATTATTCTCCGTACATTACAACTGAACCACTCGCCAAGGTGATTGAACTGATATAACTACCATCGGCAACGGCAATGAATGTGCCTTGCTTTAATGTTACACCACTCAATCCCAATGTTGTCATCAACGATGCTGCGGATTGATCCAAAATTGCAGATACAACGGCATCCGCATTTACCACAAACCCACGGAATCTTCCCGTGTTGGCACTTGTGTTTGATACGACCTTTGAACCCGTGTAACCCGCGCTAAATGAACTTGCTGAAATACTCATATCTATAAAACGATTTTTTGTTAAATTGTTACGGATTACGGGTTATTTGCCCAATGCCTTGCGCCCACAAAGTGCCATCACAACACTTTTTGGAGTATACATTTTTGTCCTTGCACAAACACGCCCGTGTTCCACCACCTTGCGGGGATGACCTTGATGGGGTTTTCCACCCATTTTGTGTGTTGTTCGGATTATTAGGGTTGTTCCAATTGCTCATTTTTTGAAAATTAAAAGGATTAAAAATAACAATGCCAACACCGATCCAATCGCCACACCAACTTTTTGGGGTACGCTTATGCGTTCCCTATACTCAACTTGTGGTGGTAATTGAATGGTCTTGGTGTAACGGATGGTGTCTGCCTTCACAACTGTTTGAACTCTTATCACATCGTGATTACGATAAACAATCGTTTTAACGCCATCTTTTTCAATTGTGAGGGTATCAATCGTTTTTGTTGTAAAAGTGTCTGTAATGGTCACAGAATCACGCACAAACACGGTATCAATGCCATACACACTTATTTGTGCCATGGCGGGGTTCTTTTTGATGGCTTGTTCTAAATGCCACTGCGCAGAACACCCCGTCAAAAAGATGATAAGTGTTAATAATTTACCACCTTTGACAAACAAATCACACTTCACCTTATTGATGGTTTTCAACTGCGTCATGTAGGTGGTCAATTTCTTAACCTTTTCATCCTTTGGCTTGTATGTCTTTTTTACAGATTCCATGAAACATAGTTTGACGGATTTGTATTGGGGTATTCACCCGCTTGTTGGTCCTCGGTGTACTGTGAAAATAATTGTGGGTAGTAACTCAAATAATCCACAACCCTACGGCGATAAGTTTCCGCGATGTTTCTTTGGCGTTGAACCAATGTATCAATTTCGGTTTTGTCTGGCAATGTGGTGTTTTCGGGTGAGTTCCTCAAAATACCCGCATTGCTCACCTCGTACCCATGAAACAACAACAAATCAGCCATGGCGTAATGAATCAACATCGGTTGAACATAGTGCGAAACCAAAGTTTGGTAATTACCCGTCAATGTGCCGTTTTCAACCTGGGTTAAAATGTACCGATACAACTTCGTTCCCAAAAGTTCTTGAACTTGTATGTCTTGACTGATTTTAACAAAGGGATAGATTTTATCTACATCCACATTACCACCAAGTTGGGTGTATTTGAAGATTAGTTCTTTGTCAACCAGTAATATGTCATCGTTTGCGTACATCTTATTTATTCTTTAATGATCCTTTGTTTGGCATATCAATAGGGCGTGTTTTGGCGGTATTCCACCCACTTGGTGAGAATGGCACTCCCGCATTGTCTGCGCTTTTATTTGATACTTCGTTGTAATTATCTAAATCCCTACTTTCGCCAACCTCGTTTGGTTGTTTAGGTAAAAACTTCCCTTTGACTTGTTTGCGCCTGAATGTCAATCGTTCCCATCTGTGGTGGCAATTTACACCGCCTTTGTACTTCCAAATTGAATAGGAACTTTGACCGCTTGGGGCAAATTGTCCGTTCACACCCGCATCACCCATTTGGATAATATCTTCCCTTCGGAATATCACTCCGCTTTTGGCTTCTTGAACCATTGTAGAGCAAAACTCCCGTGATTTGTTGGATACGAAATCAGGACCATAACGGTATCGGATTTTGTAAACCCCTTTATCGTCATCACTTTTTTTATTGGGGTTGTCATACGCCAAGTTAAATTTCATTTCTTCGTCCGCGTCTGTAACCTCTTGAACATCAATAAGTTCCCATTCATCGGTGTTAATTATTTCCCCCTTGCCTTTCAAATGTTCAATCCAAGATTTTTCGTCTTGGATGGTCATGTCCGCTAAATCAATCTTTTTTTTTTGACTTGCCAAGGATACGCCCGTTTCTTCCTCGCGCGTTTCATCATCAATGACATTGCCACTCAAATCAGTAAATTCCAAAGGTTGTAAGGTCTTGAAATAAAGATTCAAATTAAACCCGTTAAAGTTCAATACCTTGGTGACTGCATCAATTATCAATCGTTGGAAAGGTCGTACCACAACATTATCAAACAAGATTGATGCTGACTTCAATTCGTCTGCGTTGCTACCAAATCCCGTGTTGTCCTTAATACCCAAAAGCAATGGCGAAACAATACGATGCGCAACCATGATTTTCTGCATAGATTCTTGGGAAAGGAACTGATATTGGTTGTGGGCATCGCTCAATTGAACGGGTGTAATATCCGCACTTGAATCCTTGCCATCGTTCCACGAGATAATAAACCTACCCGCGTTTGACGAT